TTAATAATGTTTATCATACAGAAAGAACATTTATACGGACAACCCAGACTTGTATATAAAGCTGCAAAAGGTTGTTTTTCTGTATCATTCGACCAAGAGTGCCAACCAGCTGTTCTGTAATTTTTTAAATTTGGTAATAACTCCCATGCCATTCCAGGTAAATCACGTTCTAAATGTTTTTTAGGTACAACTGGTGATGGTTTGTTTACTATAATTTGATTGTCTACTTTATAAACCAGACCTTCTACATTTCTTAATTGTTCGTGAGATAAATTGGATTGTATCAGTTGATTTATTGTATAAACACCTTCATTCTGACATACTGCATCAATCTCACTATGCTTCTCTAATGTTTCAACAGGTAAAGCTGAAACATGACCACCAACATACAATACAAAACTTTCAGGTTCAAGTAGTTTAAATATTTCAGATGTTCTTGTAGCACCTTCCATATTTTGAGATGATGCACTAGGTTGTTGGCCATAAACTACAAAACATACTATTCTAGGTTTATATACAAAAATTCTTTTAGCTGTTTCTGTATAACTTAAACCTTCAACTTCAGCATCAATTAATTCAGCTCTATATCCTAATGATAGAACACTTTTGGCCAACATAGCAGCCCAAATAGGTGGTTCTATAGCAGAATTTCTAGATGATAATCCTTGGTAAATTTTTTCAGAAGCATTAGGGTGTACAAAGAGAATATCAACCGACATACAAATTCCAATTTTTTATATTTAAAGAGTCAACAGCTTTAATACCTAAACTCTCAGCTTTATCTAAATTTTTTTCATCATCATCATAAAACACAATTTCTTCACCATCAGACTCTTTTTTAACTAATTCTAAAATTTCTTTTTTGTCAAAAGTTTTGTATTGTAGAACTTTAGTGTGTGTAAAATATTCGTAAATGTTGAACTTTTGTAATAATTTAACACTAGGTTGTCTTTCCATTTCTATACCATGATATGCACCCACAGATAAAAATCCTATTTTATTTTCTGGTATTGATATTTTTTTAAAATAATCTTTAACGCCTTCTCTCAACTCGCAACGAGAGAGAACATCATCAATAACAATATTTTCTGAATAATGGGTGGCAAATTTGAAAGGTGGTACTAATTGTTTAGCCCAAATTTCTTGTTCGTATTTATTTTGGCAATCCCATAATGTTTTATCTAAATCAAATAAATGTATCATTTTTTTTCACATTATCTAAACCATCTAAACAATTCAAGTCAACTAAATCTCTATTTTTTCTATGTTCATGTTCTATCAGGTCTTTAGCTTGGCCATGATATGCAACACCAATTTTAAAATGAATCATTAACTCATTAAGTGTTTCTATTTTAATAAGTCCCGTTAAATCTGATGTTGATTCTGGCAACATAAATTCACCTAATACACGACCAAATTTTCCTGTTCTATCTTTTTGTGTTCTTAGTGTTGCAATACTATTTAAAGGTAAGTGTGCCTCTACAAATTTTTTTGCAAATAGACCATATTTTTTTTCTATTAAATCTCTAGTTCTAGATTCAGGCGTGTCTATACCATACATTCGTATTCGTTCATTATGAATCCAAAGACCGAATCCTAAATCAATGTCAACATCTACTGTGTCGCCATCTACTACTTTTATAATTTTACAGTTATATTCAAACATTTTTTATTATATGTAATACAGTTGTGTTATAATCCAATTTAAATGCAGTAGCTAGTCTATGTAATGTTTCACCATCAATAACATCACCTGGCCATAATATTTTTTGTCTTTTACCATTTTCATCTGTGACTAAACCACCATTTGTTATGACAAATATTTCTTCTTCTTTCTTATTTAGTAACTCTTTTTTATCAATTATTTCTATGTGTTGTATGCAACAACCACACACATCTAAATGTTTAGGACTTAATGAAGCTTCATCTAGCCATACACAAGAATTATTTTTAGGTAAATGATGACTAGAACTTTCGTACTTTTCACCCTCTCTACCATAAGAATCTTCTAATCTTACCAAATCCTCTTTATCTTCAGGAGTTTCAATCTCAAATATAAAAGAATCTGTTACAGCGTATGTAGAATGAAACCTTGAACGAAATATATTAATTTTATTTAAACCATATATATCAACACCACCTCTTATAAATGATAACTTTGTTTGCCCTTTAAGAACAACAAAACCAGTATTTTTATTTGGGTGACAATGTAAGGAAGTTTTTTCTCCTTTTTTTATATGTAAAAACCAAATGGCAATTTCTTTGTTATGATAACAAAGATATTCTTGACCCCAAGGTTTTTTTACAATCACATCTTTATAATCCATTAATGCACCATTTTTTTTGTTTTTCTTTCTCTCAAAGCTTCTTTAATTTCATCTATATCAATATCATCATCATATTCAATATCTTCTTCAAAGACTTTTTGATTACCTAATTTTTTAGCTCTTTCTTTTGCATCAATGATTACGTTTTCATAATATTCTATCATCTCACCTTTTGGTTCAAATGTAGTTAAAACATTTACAGAATCTATAAGCGCTATGTCTTTCTCTACCATTTCTACTGGCACCCAAGGATACATATACATCATTGGACTTGTGCCTCCAGTTGTAGGTGATCTTTTGAAAATTATGTGCATTGGATTTTCTAAAGTCACTCTCTTCTCTTTTTTATTTTCTGTGAAAGCGGCTATCACATCTTCTCCGGACTTTAATCTTATTATTTTGATTTCTTTATTTTCCATTTTTCAACTCTATGTTATAAAATTTATAGGCGAATTTCTCTTCATCATATATTTTACACCTTTCTATAAAATGTTTCAACGTATAATTGGCAAATTTACCTATACGAAAATCATCTGCTATATCAAATAAGGTGGCTTTTTCTTTTGTTTCACTCTTACGAAGTCCTCTTCCTATTGATTGTAAATTTCTTATTCTAGATTTTGATGGGCTTGCAAAGATTATATTGTGAAGATTGCGAATATTAATACCTGTACTGAAAGTACCATAACTCGCTACAACTATTGCATCATCTTCATTTTCAAGAATTGATCGAACTGACTCTCTAATTTCTGTATCTGTTCCACCAAAGACAAAAAAGGTTTTTCTTTTACCAGCTTTACTTTGAATATTGTCATACAAATTTTTACCATGTTTCTCTACATATTGGTATAAAATTAATGTATTACCTTTCAAAGACAAAGTTAAATTACGAATAAAAGTATTTCTTGCCTCACTTTTAACAATGTAATCTATTTCTGAATTGTAATCCCATTTTCTTGCTTGATGTCTTATTGATTCGTCATATTTTAAAATTAAACATTTAATTCTAAAATCAGCAAGTTGTCCTTTCTCTATGAGTTCTGATGTTGTTGTAGCTTTATAAACAGGGCCAAAGAGTCCTTCTAAAACTAATCTATGTGTTTGAGTACCATCTAAGGTGCCTGTTGTTCCTATCCTATATTTAGAGTTAATACAATTTGATAGTATTGTAGTAAGTGATTTAGCTTTAAACTGATGTGCTTCATCACCAATTACAAAATCAAATTGTTCAAAGTATTCTTTATCGTTTTTATAAACAGATTGCCATGTAGATATTGTTAGAAAACTATTTGTGTGTTTTTCTTTACCTGAATACTGGCGATGACAATGTTTATCAGAATCGAAACCATAAGATTTAAAATCTGTAAACATTTGTTCAACAAGGGAAGTTGTAGGTACGATTAAAAGACCTTTATCATGATCTTTCATTAAGTATCGAACAATTAGATACAAGATTAATGATTTACCAGAGGCTGTTGGTGATAATATGAGCCTTCTTTTATTTCTTATAGATTGTACAAATGATTGTAATTGATAATCTCTAACTTCAAAAGGTAAATCTAATGTCTTAATAAAGTCTACTGCCTCAACTAGACTTAATGAATGTGTTATGTTAACATCTGGAGAAAGTTCAAGCTTATAATCTCTCTCGGAACAAAATTTTTTTATGTGTGGTATGAGGCCATAATATATTGTGTGGTTACGTCTGTTGAATAAACAAATTTGTCCATTCCATGCTCGGCTCTTGTAAGCAGGCATGAAACGATAACCAGGAACGTAGAAAGTAAAATAAGAAGATAATTCCATTTCATAGTGAGGTTCACATTCGACTTTTAAAAAAGATTCGTTTAATTTATTTAAAATTATATCTGCCATTAATATATATCTTTACATACCGCCAATGAATTTTTCCCAATCAATTAATGATCTAAGTTGATAGGTTCTACTGTTTAATTCTTTTAATATACTTGTACAAAGTTCCACTATTTCATCATGATAAGCTTTTGTAGCCACACATTTGTTTAAATCAGTATCACTCTCTAAATATGTATTCAACTCGGATTTGAGTACATATTGAAAAGGTTCCCACCCTCTCTCTTTCAAATCTTCCTCACTCATTTTACCTGTGTAATATTCCCACTTTATTCTTCTGAGCTTTATATACTTAAACTCAGCGTCTTTTGAAAGTAGTCTATGTCTTGATAGAATGTTGAGATATTTGCTGTGTAAACTAGGTACTTTAGATAATTCTTTACCTGGTTCTGTGCGATCTATATCACAGTCTTTTTTCCATAATTCTAATAGTTCATCAATTTGTTTCATAATTTATCTCCTCATTAGAGGATACACTAATTTTTACAACTTTTCAATATCATAATAGGCAAATCTGAATGTAGCATCAGCTGTAAGTATCTCATCAGGAGAATCTGCTGAGTTAATTACAAACGTAGAAAGTGTGGTAGGGAAGGCATCTTTAAATTTAAATCTAAATTTAGGATTATTTGATGATGAAAATAGCGTAAGTGAAGCATCATGAAATTGTGGAAACTTTGGTTGATTTCCGGCAAATTTATTTAATTTACTCATATTTTTATAATCAGCATAACCCTCAGGAAATGACATAGCACGAAGCCAATCATGTATCTCCAACCAACTTTTCAAATCTTCATCAATTAGAAATGTTACGTTTAATAAATCATACATTGGTTTATCACCAGGTGAAAACAAATCTACAAATGGTGTATTAAACATGGCTTCACCAATTGATAATCCAGGTACAGTTGCCGATTGACAAAAATATTGTAAATTCGGTGCTCTCGCAAACGAAAATATAAATTTATTCGGGTGTAAAAAATTAGGATTACTAGGGTTTTTATCTGTTATGCCTGCCATCTTCTATTTATATAAGTTAAAAAGCGGAAGCAAAAAAAAAGAGGAACCGAAGTTCCTCTTTTAAAGTAAAACAAATGATTACATTAAGTTTGCAATCTGGAAAGCACGATAGTAGTTATTAGTTTGTGCTGTTAATGCACCTGCACCTACTGTGGTACCTTGAGCGAATGGGTTAGATACTAGACCGTAACGAGTCTTAAATCCAATTTTTGGTTGGAAAGTGTCTTGACCAACTGCTCTGACCATTTGTAGAGGTACATATGGGCAATAGAACAAACCAGCATCATAAGCGTTGTTACCCTTATATCCTACAACAGCAAATTCATTTGTTGAACTTACAGGTGAATAAGGATCAATATACACTTTAATGCGACCAAACATTGTACCTGCGAAGGTATTGCCTGTGTCATCTACTTGAAGGTTTATTTGTCCTTGTAAAGCGGAGTTATAATCAAGTAAACCTGCCATAGCGAGAGCGGATGCTACATCACTTGAACAAATCATGATGTTACCTTTCCCTCTACGAGTTAACTTGGCGATAGCGTTTGCTTCACGTTCTATTTGGAACGCAAGACCCTTAACTTTCTCAACCATCCAACGACCGTTTGAGTCAGTATCTAAGTCAAACTTACCATGTGTAACTGTTCCAACTTTTGCGCCGACAATAGCTTGTTTGTAAATCTCACGAACAACCTCACGATTGATCTCTGCAAGTATTTCTGCTGAAAGAATGTTTGACAACTCTGTTTCAGCATCAAGACCATGAACTGCTTTCAAGTCTTGAGCAAGTTCCATAGAATACTCAGCTTTGAGTGCTCTTGTTCTTGCGGTTACAGTAACTTTCTCGATTGAGAAGGCCATTTCATGGAATGTGTTACCAGCAGTTCCATCACCTAATGCCTCTGCCTTACCTGTTGTCATACCAGCATCAGCTACAGCGTTACCAGTAAATACAGCGGTTGGAGGTGTACCACCAACTGCGAGTGCTTGTGGAGCATCACCTTCTGAAGCTGCATGAGCCGTATTCGCCTCATTATAGAAGGCCTCTGTACCACCCATGTTATCAAATTTAGCTCTCATTGCAAAGATAAGACCGGTTGGTCCAGTCATTGGCTGAACACCACAAATATCATATGCGATAAGGTTTGGTAAACTTCTTCTGACTAAAGAAATCAAGATTGGGTCAAAACCAGCCTTGGTTTGATTACCAGCAGTACCAAAACCACCTGTGTCTGCAAAGTTTGTAGGTGAGACCTCTTGCAATGTTTCTTGCGACTTACCCATTTCAACTGCTTGATTCTCAAGAATTACGGCTGTTACCGCTTTCTTATATGGGTCATCAATCTTTGGTAGATCAGGGTGATCTAAGACTCCTCCCCATTTTTTTTGTAAACTTTCTGAAAGATACATCTTTTTCTCCTGTTTTTAGTTTAAATTATTTTTTTGATTGTGAAATAGCGTTGGAAACTGCATTAACAAATGGATCATTAACTTGTTCAGTTGGTAGATCAACCTGTTCGTTTAGTGCTGTTTCTTGATTAGCTTGTACTGTTCCCTCTGTGGGAAAGTAATTTTCACGAATGACTGTTACCTTTTCTACAAATTCTTCCTCTGTGGAAAATTCTACACTTTCTGCAAGTGATTTGACTTTTTCAAATTGAGTCTTGGTAAGTCCTTCGCATACATCTACGGTAATTTCATTTTTTCTTGCTTCAACTAACGCCTTAGCAAATGTCATACCTTTCTCCATCTCCTCATCAAGTTGAGATTCTAACTCTTCAACTTTAGTCGCTAATTCATCAACTAGATCAACTTTTTCTTCAGGAACATCAATGTAGTGCTCCTTGAATAAATCTCTTAAACCTACAATAAACTCTTCAGTCATCTCTGCACGGAGACCAGACTCTACTGCGATTTGATTGTCCGTCATCCACTGCTCAACAACATAGTTAAGGTAATCATCAACTTTTTCTGTAAGTTCATTTCTAATTTTTTGTACAGCGTCATCAAATGAAGCTGCATAATGATTGTCAATTTCCTCTTGTATTTGTGTAACACGGTCATTGACTCTTGTTTCGTAGAGAGTTGAAGCTCTTGCTTTAAAATCTTCAGAGATACTTTTATCATCAGAAAATAAAGCTTCAACATCTTGGTGTATGTCCTCTTTCATTTTCTCTTTCTTCTTTTCTAAGAAATCTTTTAAACCCTGAGGCATACTTTTTTCTTGTACTACCTCTTTTTCAGCTTCTACTTCTTCTTGTCTAGTTGAAGCCGCTGAAGGTTTCATTTTTATTCCTGCTTGATTTTTAGCAGAGTTATCAGCTGCCATAGCAGCAACTTTAACTTTTGCTGAATCATCATCTTGTTTATAATTCTCAGGTGTTGGTCCACCTAAATCTTGCGTACCACCTACTGAAGAGGCGTCAGCTTTTTGCATTGGCTGTGAGGACGCATCTGCTCTACTTCTATTTAATACTTCAGCAGCTGCTTCCATGAGTTGATTTTGATCTGACATCTGATTTATCTCCTTTGTTTTTGTAAACAATATTTATAATTTTAAAGTTTTCTAAGGTAATTATCGAATAATTTGAGAGCAACTCCTTCTATTTCAGATTTTGTTGCTTCTTTAATCTGTTTCTTTGCTTTGTCAAAATCAGCTTCTATGAAGCGCCCCTCGACAAACATCCATTCTTTATTTTCCATAATGCCATTTACGAAAGCACCTGGAGCAGATGGGTCAGCGACAATATCAGCAGCCGTAGCAAGTTTCAAATCATCTTGCACCAAATTATATCCTTCTTTTTGTGGTTCTAAAGAACCCAATGCTCTTGAAGAAACCCCAACACTTACATCATTGTCAATAAAATTCTTAACAATTTGTCCGTATGGTGTATCTAAGATTTTTGCCTTACCGTGAAATGTTTTACCATTTTCACTTAGTGACACAATTTTATGTGATACTCTTTCAAGATTAATTGTAGGTGTATCTGGGTGTCCTAACTCTCCTAAGGCACGATTAGTTTGAACGTACTCTTTATCATAACGAGCTACTTCATTGCGAAGAGTATCCATTTTATACATTCGATTATTTTTATTTACAGTATCACCGACAAGAAAAGTACCTTCTATATAAAGATTCTTTTTCCCATCAGCTTCTTCTATAAGAGTTTTTACTTCTGAGAAATATGTTTCCGATATGAGTTTCATTTTCGTTCCTTAGAATGTATCAGCAGCAGGGTTATAAGTGGCTACTTTAGCCACTTTTAAGATAACAGTACCTTGAGCATCATCTACAAATTCAATGAAAATATTTTTTGTTTTACCTTCATCAAGTGCATTAAAGTTTTTAGTAAAGTTAATTTCATCTGTTCCATCCTGTAATGATAAAAGATTTGCATTAGCAGAAGCAGCCACACCAGCATCACCAACTCTTTTTATTTCTATAACACCGTTACTGCTATAAAATAAAGATTGTATGCTAGCCGCTGTTACTGTTTCGATTGTTAAACCACCGTAGCTGTTTGACGTAGATTCTGTGGCTGATAAGTTCGCCATGAATATGTTTGCCACATCTGTATGTGATTCGCCGGCGCCACCAACTCTACTACTATCTCTAATAATAGATGGGCCTCTTAGTTTATTTGTGATTACTAATTCTTTTGTACTCATTTATCTTAGTCCTAGTGATGCTCGCCTTCTCATTGAACGTTTCCTTTTTAGTTGAGAACGGCGAAGTTTAGCTCTTCTTGTTGTTTTCCAAGATCGTTTTAACAATCTCGCTTTTTTAACTCTTGCAGTAGCAGGTATTCTTTTTACTGAACCACCTTTAC